ATCTGGTCGAGGTAATCCTCGCTCACCCCCCTTGGGATGCTCCACTCGCTGGTAAGACCACGAATAAACAGCGAAAGCATATCCTTTGTGCTCGAACTACTAAAAATGAATAATTGAATTGGACGGGTGATTCCTTGCGTTCTCGTCCCCATAAAAGGGTCAACGGCAGATTTTGTCCAGATAGAGCGTAAGCCTTTGGGATTCACATAATACTTCCCTTGGTCTCCCTTGAGTGCCTTCCATTTATAGCCCGACTCCACAATCGCCTTATAGATAGTGGCGGTGCTGTATCCGCTGTCGATGGCAACATTTTCGTCTTGCACCGAATATTCCGTTATCTTGTGTTTGATCTCATCGAAGTTGAACGCTTTTCCGTATGCAATAAGCCGACTTATCCCGCCAGCTCCCCAAGCTCGCACGACATAGAACATATGATCTTGCTGTACATCTATGCTCATAAGTCTTCTCTTTTCCAGTTCCCACTTTTCGGCGGGGTCATAATCCAACATTCTTGCGATCAGATGATCTTTCTTTTCCGTATCCCCAAACCGATCTTCCCACGACTCGCCCAGCGTCTCATTGATAAAAGTCTTATGGGGCAGATGATCGCCCCACTTTAGAGCCTTATAGCTACTAATAAACTCTTCAACCACGCTTCTCCAGCTAACCCAAGTCGGAAGCATTGCGTTCCAATGGAAAGACACCCGATTTCGGGGGGCGAGCGGATTCTCCTTTTTCCATATACCCTCGGAGCAAATATGTTTTCTGACCTTGGGGATGTCGAAATGCTCGTGTCCGCATTTGGGGCAAGCCCATCGTATTGTTTTTGCCAGCTCCTCAAAATCCCACTTTTCGGTAGGCTTTGTTTTTTCGTTCGTATCCCACTTCATATTCGGGAATAGCAACTGATTATACTCTCCACACCCCATACACGGCCAAAACCATTTACGCTGATCTCCACTCATAAAGGCGGTGTGAACAGCATCCTTCTCCGTACAGGGGGTGGATATAATTACACGGCGGGCGTTCCAATAGGCACGAGTACGCTTCAACACCATATCCAAAGCCCCCGCTGGGTAGTTTCTGGCCTCGTCTAATAGAAGCCATCGTATTGGCTTGGATTGTAGTTTTGATGGAGAGTTCGAGCCAGTAACGACAAAAGGCATCGAGGGGAAATTGATTTCAAGGGAGCGAATTTCACGAGTGTTTGTCGGTAATTGCATAGCGACAGGCTTACAACGCATAAGGGTTGGCCAAAGGCGGGTTCTGCAAAAGGTCGCAGCCTCATCCTGAGCCGCCGTCACCCACATCATCGGCCCCGCATCTTCGCTTATAGCCCAGCAGACTAGATTCATAATGGTCTGCGTTTTTGCGGATTGTGCTGAACACATCACCGCAATATCTGTGACCCGATTGTCGGCGAACACTTCCATAAGCTCTTTTACCCAAGGCGAGGTGGCGGAACGCCAGCGACCAGGAAAAGGGGATGTCTTATCGACAATAATATGCTCCTCGCACCACTCCCAAGGTGATCGCCGATCACTTGGTTTCCACGCTAAATGAATAGCGTTTTTTATTTTTGCTAATCCGTCCATTGCCTCTGGAGTTGTGCTAAGGATTCATCCACAATTTCTCGTAGTCGTATCTCTGCCTCTGGAACACTTAGTCCCACTACCTGTGGAGAAGCGTTGGATGGTAGTGCAAGGAGTACCTTTTTAGCGTTCTGAACCATCATCACAAACATTGTTTCAACATCGTCGTTGTTGGTGTACTCCCCACGCTTGACTGCCAAATCAAACTCTAATTTCTGATTAATGAGCAGAAGTCGCTTCGCCTCAAGTTTTAATTTTGTCTCGTCATCATCATCCCCCTCATCGGCTACCTTGAAATTATTGTTTTTAGCCCAAGTCCTCCACTCAGTTACATTATATCGACCATCTGATGCCGTTACTGGGCAACCCTCAATCTTAATCCATCTCTGAATAGTTTTGCGATTTACCCCTAATTCACGGGCAAGGCTGGTCTGATTCTGTACCCACGCAACACCCGTCGGCGAATTATCTGGTTGTTCAACGAAACCCTGAACAACTGCAAGTTCTGTGCTTGAAAGGGTCTTACCATCCTGAACCTTCCTGACGATGTTCAATACATTTCGTCTTAGAATCTTATCTGCTACCCCAAGAACACTTTCTTCAAGATTCTTGTTGCCATCATCTTTATTTTCCTTCAACATATACAAATGATATACACATCACGATTCACGCTGGCCTCGAAGATGCCTCGGCACAAATATATCATTGTCCGTGCCAGCCTTGGCGGATGTAGATTCTGCAAATCCGACTTTCACTTTTCGGAGATTGCCCCGACCCGTGAAATCTTCGCTCACAAATGCTTGGATAATGGCGACATCCACCCAACCTATAAGCAAAAATATACCGAGCTTCTGGATAGAAACGCATCCCAAATACTTGCCAAGATGAAAGAATTTCGTCAAACAGGAATGATTGCTTTGATATGTTGCTTTTGCGATCTGGAGGAGCACGATTGCCATAGAAGACTCTTTGCAGAGTGGTATCACTCTAAAACAGGAGAAATTGTGCCAGAATTTGATTTTGCTTTTTCTAGGAAAGCGTGAAGAGACCGCCCATCAATAAAACGATTATCTTCTTGGCCGATTAGCTTGCAGAACTCCTCCCGCTCCTTTGCCCCACGAAAAACAACCACATTGTAGTAATCCTGACCCTCTGGAACTTTTTCGCTAAAACAACTCAACTTGTTGGCCGTTTCCCTTAAATTGTGGAGCGTCTCGGCCATTGCTATAACCCCATCATTGTCCAGCGTGTCGGGGTTCTGACCTAAAAGCTGGTAAACATCGGCTAAATCGAATCCTGTATTAGTGAGGTCACATTCGGGTATAAGGGATTGTAGCTTTTCCAAATCCCAATCCCCTTGAGCCTCGGGGTTATTCAAAAGGATGTTTAACTCCTTCTCGGTCTTTTCATCCACATCAATGGCGGAAACCATTAGTTTATAATTTTGGTTTTTCTCGAGATCATCCAAAATGCCCACCCGCTGATGTCCGCCCACAATATTCCCGCTTCTTTTGTTCCAAACAATAGGCTGAACAAGCCCGACATTTTTGATGGCGTTCTTCAGCTTATGCTTGTTTTCATCTTCCATCACCCTTGGATTATAGGGAGCGTCTTTAAGCATATTTCGGTCAATTTCTACCATTGTGAACTTCTGATAATTTGTCATCTGTGGAATACCCCTTTTTTAAGTGTCGGCATCGAGACAATCATTATAAGCCTTTGCCCCATACCAATCCCGCCGACACACGGCAGCGTGAGCGTATGGAAACCAACGCAATAGCTTTTTATAATCCTCTGGATGATTGTCGTGTAGATACCAAATAGATGGGTCGGTCAAATCAATGCCTGTGCCGTTCTTTGTCCTACCAGTAGCACCCGTTGTATGCCCCACGCTCATATGGGGCATAGGTATCTTTTGCATCCGCATATAAGCCATAACCGCTGGCTTAGTCCAAGTTTTAATCGGGTAGATAATATCAGTCCAAGTCTTTGTGGCGTTAAACATTTTACGCCTCCATAAGCCGTCCGCAGTTTTCGCTCCGTGGGCAATGTAATCCACATTGAAATCTTGCCTTACTAAATCATATACATCCCGAAGCGTCCAATCGGGCAGCTTTTCCGTTTCCTCGGTTTCGTTGCAATATATTCCGTTTTTAAGTGCGGTAATGAAGGCGAAGTGGGGGTAATGTATAACCTTAACCCCATACCTTTGCTTCCCATACTCCATCTGATCTCGGTCAACCTTAAACCCACCGCAAAACTCCATATTGTAGCAATAGATCGTCTTAAACACCCTGCTACATAAATCTAAAACACAAAGGCTATCCTTACCGCCAGAAAACCCAACAGCTATCTTGTCCGTCTTTTCGGCGTATCCCTTCAAATAATCTATTGTTTCGCCCCAGAGGTTCATAAGGATAAAAAAAAAGCGGGAGAGGATTGCTCCGCTCCCGCTTTTTTGAATAGCCGTTAAGGATTACGCTCCTCCGCCACCGCCACCCTTACCTTTTCCGCCTTTCTTGCCCTTCTTCCCCTTTTTGCCTTTTTTTGCTGTTGCTTTTGCCATTTGGTGTAATCCTCCTTTTCAATTAGTTATGCTGTCAACCCACGCCCCCCCCCACCCTTCAAACAGCTACTTTCTAAATTGCAAAACTGAGTTGTAAATCGTTGATGGACAACGACTTATTACCACCCCACTCGAACTAGCACCTTTCGTAACTCGTTGACTATCAACGAGAAACATTTTCCGATATATCTCGCATATACAGCCCATATACCCCATACTATTAATAGTTCTTTGAGATTCCCCAACCTACGGAAACTCTCCCCTCTCTGATTACAGAGCTAGCCAAGGGAAAAGTCCGCAGAACAAGTTGGGCGAGAAAAAAAGTGAATCTGAGCAAGAAGGATGGTGAACAGGAGTTTCCACTTGAATGATTAGAACGAACGATAGCCCCAAGCGTCTTCCCTAATCCACTTCAAACCGCCAAGTCGGTAGCCATTTGATGGAACGAAAATAGCCCCAAGCGTTTTCCCCAAAAACTTCTACGCAATCCACCGAAAGTGGGGGGCGGTCAAATGCAGATTCTTTTCGATCTCAAATAAAGGATGCGGTGATTCTTAAAACATTCCATAAGCCATCATAAACTAAGCCTATCGGCTCTACGATGTCGCCCAAAAAGTTTTAAGAGCTGATTTCTGCCTACGATAAATTGAAGTCCTTAAATTCAAGCCCATCCACAAAGCTCCTTATGACCTTCAGGTAAAAGCTGTTCATTGCAATAGGTCGGAGCGTAATGCGACCCGATGCCTCTTAAGAGGTAGCGGAGAGTCCCAAGTCTCTAAAAACGCAGAGGGGTAACACTAACAAAAGGAAATAGCAAATATGACACTACAAAAAGCAACATCGGTAATCAAAGACACACTAAAAGGCGGTGATCTATTCGGTAGGCAGTACGAGACGGCCAAGAAAATCATCAAAAAAGATGCGGGGCTTACGAGCAAGGGTGCTCTCAAAAAGAACGCCTCGTTTCGATTGTACTGCGATTTGATCGAGTGTGAGCAATCGTACTTCACATCAGACGCTGAACGCCGTGCGTTCGGGATTCAGATGGACAAAGGTGGCCTCCGTTTGGGAGGAGTGATGTACCGAAAATAAAAAAAAGAAAGAAAACAGCAAATATGAAAACACCTAAAATGACTCGCTCACACTTCCAACTCATAGCCGACACCATCAAAGATTTCGGCAATGGGGAATATAAAAACCTCGCTCATTGTTTGGCGAATGAATTTGCCAGCAAATTGCGAGCGACTAACGCTCAATTCAATCGGGACAGGTTCTTGCGAGCCTGTGGAGTCGCAGATGCTACCCGATAACGCCCCCAAGTGGATGAAAGTTGTAGTCGATGTCGCTTATGACATTGACGATCTTTTCGAGGAAATGGCACGCCTCGTGAATGAATACCCAATCAGAAGTGCCGTATTGACCATAACCTCTGCCATAGAAGTGGCATTGGTCGTGGGTTCGTAAAAAAGGAGAAAACAGCATATGAAAACAGCAACCCTAAAACAACCCGCCAAGGTTCAACTTGGCAACCTAAACAAAACCACTCCCGCCAGCAAAAAAGCGGGCGTAGTAATCCGAGGACTCGAAAAGCTAGTGGAGGTATTCACCGAAGCTAAGTCAGCCTTTCAAGTCGCCGAGGGGCGATTGGAAACGGCCAAGGCTGAGCTGGTCGATGCTTCCTTGCCGAAGTTCTACCAAGAGGCCAAGGGCGAATCCTCGGCCACCTTGCAGGGCTTGGGCAAAAACGCCACGCTAGTCGTTCCGAATAGATACAAAGTTCTGGACGATGATATGGCTCGCAATGCCCAAGACGCAATCGGGGCGAAGGTGTTCGGGCAGTATTGGGAGCAGACAATCAAGCTCTCGATTAAGTTCGATCTAGTCGAACCCTCGAAGCGTCAGAGTCTAGTCGATGGCTTGTTGGCACTTGCCGAGAAGTTAGACATTCCGACATCTGGAGTGGAATCCCCCATTGCGGTTACTGAGGGCGTTGCTCCCAACGCTCAATTCCACGATGAGAGGTTCAAGCTCCCTCTCAAAACGATTCTCGCCGTTCACCAACACGGCGGATTGGGCGGGTATGTGCGATGAGTGACACACTCTATCTCATCCACACAATCGCCAGCATAAACCTTCTGACGATGGTTTGCTGGTGGCTTGCGGTGAATATTCGCCGTGAGTTGAAGAACAGAAAATAAACTAAACCGAAAGGAAACAGCATATATGGCAACATCAAAAGTTAGAGCAAATGTATCGGACATAGTTGAGGAGATTGTAAGCAGTCAGAATCATATGGACGCAATCGCAAAGCAAATATCGTTCGATGAGAGCGATGTGATGCCACACATCAGCCCTCGTCTTGCGATCATAGATAATCGGATTGCCGATATTATTCAGGCAGTCCAGGCACAACCGCAGGGTGTAAGCGTCAAACAACTTGAAGAGAACTTCAAGACGCTCGATGCCAAAATCGACAAGTCGCAGATCGACTCCCTAAATAACTTCGCCCCGCTTGTGGCGAAAGAAGTTACCAAGGACAAGATTCTGGAGGCTCTGCAAGGCTCGGTGGGTCGGGCAGTATTGTCGGGCGTGAAGAGTGGCAACACTTCTCCGCTCCCCTCACTTCGCCCTGTGGCGAAGGAGTATTGTTCCTCGACTACCACCAGCGAACTCATACGCCGTAGCATCAAAGCTGGTCGGCATATGATGATAAGTGGCCCCGCTGGTTCGGGTAAGACCTATCCGCTCCATCAGGAACTCAATGCAGTCAAACGCCGACACATCACCATCTCTTGTGCGGATGGCGTGTCTTATGGCGATCTGATTGTTCGCCAAGAGTTGCGTTCCACCGCCAAGGGGAACGAAACGATTTGGCGACTAGGGTTACTCCCCTTCTGTATGGAGAATGGGATTGCCCTAGTGCTAGACGAGGTTGACCAACTCGCCCCCGAACTTCTGCAAGTGCTAAACGCTTGCTTGGAGTCCCGTGAGTTGCTCATCCCCGCAACTGGCGATGTCATCAAAGCGACTAAGGATTGGATTGTCGGTGTGACGCTCAATTCGTTGCGTGACGATACTGGCGTTTACTCTGGCTTCCGTGTGGACGAAAGAACTTGCCAAAGGTTCGTGTTCGTCCCTGCCGATTATCTCCCCCTTCAAGAGGAAGTTAAGGTAATCGAATCTGCGACAGGGCTGACCGCAGGCGTGAAGGAAGTTGTGGATATTCTCACAATTCTTCGTTCTGCCCACTTTGCGGGTCGCCTCCGTGGTGCTCCCTCAACTCGTATCGCCATCAAACTGCTCAGAGTAATGAATGGTTTGAATGACGATAACAAGAAAGTGGAGGGGTCGATGGCCACGGCAAACGCCCTATCGTATTGCTACCTCGGTGGGATGCCCAAGACGCAAACCACAGAGGCCGTCAATGCGTTAAATTGTACCGCAGGGACAGCTAAACTTGGCAAGGAATTGACCAAGCTCCTGCTCAGCTAAAAACACCAACCCGCCCCCATCGCAATCCTGCGGTGGGGGCAGAAAGAGAAATAGCATTATGAGAAATAGAGTAACACCACTAGGGCGGGCAACCGCTCACAAACGCAGAGTTGTGCATTTTCATTTGCCCAAAACTGCACGCAAATCAGAGTCGATTAAGAACTCTGTTTTTACTGGCACAGAGATGGGAAAATACTTGGGGGCACTTATGCGTGACGATACTGGCGTATTACCAAGGCTGTTCCCAGCTATCATTCAGATGATGCGTACTAGCAAAACTCCCCTTGTACGCAAATACGCCGAGCGTGCGTATATGAATGAAATTCGGGGCTGTGGTATAAACATCGAATGGAATAAGCGAAATCAGGAGAATCTTGCCTCCCGATGTATGCTCGAGTTGATAAATAAATCAACTCCCGCTGTTGCCTTGTGGCTTCAGGAGGAATTCGGTGTCCAAAAACATACGCCCCCTGCTGGTGGCGGTAGGGGCGGAGAAATTAAGGATGGTTTACCAACCGATGAACCCCCAACCGAATCGGGTGGAGGCAAGGGCTACACAATCGAAGACAATGCCGTGCAACTGCCTAGTGGAGTCCCCCGCAGATCAGCCATCAAATTAGATACTGGCCGTTGGAATATGTTAGGTCAGTCGATTGTCGATTCCGCAAACGCATCCCGCCGTGCTTATACACGCCGAGATTGTGATAGTGGTATGCTCGATAACCGCAAGCTGACTGATATTGGTAGTGGCACTAATTTAGAGAGAGTATTCATCCAACAGAAACCCGCACGCTCCAAGCGTGTCGCCGTTGAATTACTCATCGACATTAGTGGCTCTATGGAACATCAGACAGATGGCGAGCACAACATCCACACGGCTGCTTCGATGTCGAAGTCGATTGTCGATGCCTTCAACAAGGGTGGAATAGATTGCCGAGTTGTTCTGTATAACCACAACTGCTATGTGGCCAAAGCGTACCATCACAAACAGGCTAAGTTTGAAACCCTGTGGTGCGATGGCAACACGAGACTCGGTGACGCAATGGTTAACTCGCTGAACTCAATCCGTAAGCGTAATGCTGACCGCAAGATCATCATTGCCGTATCGGATGGAGATGCGGGCTGTCACGCCCCCGATGTCGCAGTCTCCGCTCGAAATTATCGAGTCGAGACTTATGCGTTCTTTATCGGGGTGGGTGTGCCCGATGAGGTGAAACAAAGTTTTACAGAGGCGTTTGGCGAGCTATCGCCGAAAGCCTGTGTAGGAGAGGTATGCGGAGCGGTTCGCCGTAGCCTCGCAATTAAATAAAGAACCGATAAGGAGAAACAGCATAATGAAAGCAACAACAAAACCCACTATCTCGAAAGAGCTAGTGCAAGCGGTGGGCGATGCCCTCCGTGATGAGGGGTTTGATATAAACCTCGAGGAAGCGGAAAAAACCCAAATCGTAAACGGGATTAAGGCTGAGCTTCGGACAGCCCTCGAAAACATCACCCAACGATTGGTAGCACTAGAAACAAAAACCAAGAAATAAAGAAAGGTAGGGATTGGGGGGCGTGGCTTAAATAAGGCTTGAACGCCCCCCATTTCTTATATGCGTATATGAAATATGACCAGCTAACAGATAAAGAAAAAGCGATAGCAGCGGAAGAACTCGTGACCAGCCCGAGGGGTAAGTATGTAATCGGACAAGCCTTGGCCATTGCGTCTAAGGCTTTGAAAGATTCAGAACCATCCAACTCTGCTGACATCGCCTTGATCGGCTCGCAATACTTCGAGCCGTTCTTCTCATTCAACGAATCCACATTCATAACCAGCACGGGAATTCTCACTTCCCACGGCGTTGGAGTGCCGAAACAAAGTGAATGAGTATGGAGGTAATTGCACAGGTGTAGGTGAGGAAACTCGAAGACTATTCAGCTACCCCGCTCGTCCGACTAATGGGGGCAACCTTATGTTGTCGGGCGTGCGGGAGGGCTGGCTCTACCAACCCAAAATAAACGGATGGAGAGCAATCTTTGATGCAAACACCGAGGAGGTATGGAATAGGCACGGCAAATTACTTTCCACCCCCTTCCCTTCTCTCGCCATTCGTGAGTTATTGCGATTGGCAGAAAAGACGGGATGGCGGTGGTGGGATTGCGAATTGGTCGAGAGGAGAACCAAGCTCAAGGGCAAGGTTATCATTCTCGATGCGATGGATGCCGACCTTCCATTCTTTAAGCGGTATCTAACGATTCAGTCAGAAGTGCCGACAATAGATGTCGGTGATAGATGGGAGACATTATCTGCCCTCCCAACTCTCAAACATACAGAGGCGGAAAAACTCTGGATGGATGGAATCAAATATAACAAAACTGCCAAAGACGAACTCTATGAGGGCGTTGTAGGCAAAAAGGCTGATTCAATCTATCCAGCACAAAAGATAACCCCCGACCGAGTCTTCCCCTATTGGGCGAAGCATCGGTATGCGGACTAACCAAAGGAGAAACAGCATATGAATTGGCAACCATCAGAATCGGACATTGCGTGGACGAAGCAACTCATCGGGTCACTTAAGG